ATGCAGACGGAAAGATCCGAGATCAGCGAAGCGGACTTCAAACTTCCCACCAGAGCCGACATTATCAAGCTCATCGACATGGCTTGTAACGAGTTTGACATGACGCCTGCGCAGCTGGGTCAGCGCGCTGTCGGCAATCCTCATCTGCATTTGCGATTGCGCACCGGAGCCGATATCCGGCTTTCCTCACTCAGAGGCCTGGTGCTGTTCATCAAGTTTTGCCGTCAGGAGCGGGTTCATGAGATTGAGCTCTGATCCTTCCGGCAAAACCTCGAGCGAACCGGCATGCGGCGAGGGCGCTTTGCATCTGTCGCCGGCCATGGCCTTGCTGCCGTTCAACATCGCGCTCCAGTTTTTCCAAATTCCATTTCTTTGCCTGCATCAGCTCAGCTCCGCTGCTTTGGATCGGCAGTCTGCAAGACTGCCCCGGCGCTGTCAGCGAAACACTTGAGGATAGTTTTGCATGTCCCGCTCACAAACCAGTCGCACCCTGCCGGAATCTGACTATTCCCGCCTGTTTGCCTACTCCAAAGCTCTGGTGAAGCTGAATGGCGGCGTGGAAGCTGCCAGCATGGTCACCCGCGTCGCACCGTGCCAGCTCTCCCGCTATGGCAACCAGCAGAGCCATGACGCCATGCCGGTGGACGTGATTGCCGATCTGGAACACGAGGCCGCTGATCCCGTGCTCACCCGCATCCTGGCACGCATGAGCGGCCACACGCTGGTCAAACTCCCACGGGAAGCAGCAGAGCCGGATTGGGTCGGCAACATGGGCCAGCTCTCCAAGGAATTCTCGGACGTTCTCTGCCGTGTGGCTGAATGCCTGAAGGATGACGGCAAAGTCACAGCCGATGAAGTGAAACGCCACCACCTGCGCAGAGAAATTGCCGAGCTGATCAGCGTGGCTGTCAAGCTGGACAAAACCTGCGAAGCCATTGAGAGGGAGCCGGCCAGATGATCCAGTCCCCCAAAATCCGGCGCAGAATTGTGCAGCACCACCTCAACAACATGAGCCACCGCGCCATCGCAAGCATCTATGGTTGTTCAGAGGATGACGTGGAGAACGTGATCAAGACAGAGACAGCCGAACGGATCATCCTGTCTGGTGTGCCTGTTTCGGGCGGTGTGGCGCTGTATCCGGTGCAGAGCAGGGATGCTGACCTCACCCCGCAAATCCGACTGTTTAAGGCATTGCCGGAGGACGTCCGGACCTTTGCATCCGGTGTGGCAAAAACCTGCAAGGTGCCCGTGGGCCGCCTGTTCACCTCAAACAGCAAACGAAAGCAGGATGTCTTCTGCCGCGGCTGCTTCTATTACGGCCTCAGCTGCCAATTCCACTGGAACTACGAGCGCATCGCACACGCCTCCGGCGTCAGCGTCCACGTCGTCTGCCGAGCCGTCAACCGCTACTGCACTCAGGTAGGTGCACCTCGTCCGAGTGAGCTGGTGAATGCACGGAGGGCTGTGGCGTGAGGGGATTAGGCGGGTTCGCTACTCGGAGTAAATGGACGTTGCATGGTGTTGCCGTCGCGATCAATGACATTCACAGAGTTCCATTGCTCTTCACTGAAGAGAGGGAAGAACTTTGCTTCAATAAAAGCCCCAAACACTTCTGCGCCTTCAAACCTAGGTACCGTCATGGCATACCCTCCCATTTGCATCAGTTTAGGGAGGAGAAAGTGCTGCCCTATCTGTTTGACCGCATTAGTCGAGTTCAATATTACCTGATTGAAATCGTTGATATAGGTCTGATGGTTTTGGGCTATTCGGTTAAGTTCAGAAACTATCTCGCGTGCAGTGCTTTTATCAGTCAACCGCAAAGTATAACTCTGGATCGCAACCACCATTTCAGTAGCGTGTTCCTCATGCGCTTTATCAATCTGAAACTGGATACTGGAAAACGATTCCATGTACAGCCGGTAGTTAAAGTTAATACTGTCAGTATCAGGCAAGTCTGCTCCGACAAAGTTAGCGCCGACCAACCGGCTTCTACTAAAATCAGTAGCAACGAGCATGCTGGCCGAAAAATCAGCAAGACTAAGGTTCAAGCCGTTAAAGATGCAATTTTCAAGTCGACATTTATGGAAGTTGATTTTGGTGATTTTATTGAACTCAACGCAGTCCATGTTGGTGTTCGCAAAATCAAACAACTTGAGAGAATTTTGGTCTTGGTTATTGCGCAGGTTGATAACCGCTCGAATAGCCACTCCCTGATCGATGAAGAAAGCTTGAATGGGAACTGGTTGATCAGACTTAAACGTACTTCTTTCTATGTTTCGTTTACGGATGTGCTGCTCCAAAAGATCCATAGAAGTATCAAAGTAAGTAGTAGAAGCTTCCATCAAATCCTTGAGCATAATAACGCCTGCACTTGCAGAGGCAGAGTTGTCTTTTCCAAGCAACTCAACAGCCTCTGCAAAACGATCTGTAATGTGTCGCTTTTCTGCGAGAACCAATGTTCGATCTGCGTTCTGCAATTGGCCAAGCGCGATCCCAGCCTGCTTGTTAGATATCTGTGCTTGCCAATGAGCTGTAATGCTTCTCCAGATAATGAAAGGAAAACCGACGAGACCAACAACCAACAATCCAATGTTTCGCCAAATTTCAGCTCCAGATTCGTTGTCGGGGAACCAGAATTTCAAGGGGTTATCTGGTACAAATATGGCGCATACCAATGCGAAAATCAGAACCATCGCGTAAATGCCTGCGCCGATGGGCATCAAAACATTGGTGCTTTCAATGCTACTTTCCTGATCCATCAATCTCAGCTCTCAACACAGCATGCAGTAACTGCCTCGCACCTTAAGATGCGAACCTCTGAGTCTTCAACCAGAGGATGCTGGTCGTCCAATGGCAATTGGAGGGTTGCTGCGTGATGGGTCAGGCGCTCAGAGCAGGATCAACTCTGTCTCACCCAGCTTATGAAGGCGGTGAGGAGGGTTATGGGGATCATGAGGATGTAGACGGCCAGAACCATTTGGGTGATGGTCAGCTGGTTGAGGGCCTCAATCTCGAAATCTGCCAGGCTAACGCGGATGAAGGCGATGGCGGCGAACATCTGCACTTGAAAGAACAGGGTGACCAGCAGGGCTTTGAGCGGGCTGAAAACGGGGTTTATCCGTGTTGCCAGCCAGTAAACGATAACCGCCCCGACAATCCAGAGAAGCCCGGCCAGAAACCAGTCCCGCAACGCGCTACCCTGATAAATCAGATAGACGCCCAGGCTCCACAAATTACCCGCAAAAACAAACCCAAACCCACGCAGTTGAGCTGGCAGGTAGGAGCGGAAAGGTCTCGGGGGAGCAGGGGGCAAGCTGGTCATTTAGCGGTCTTCCAGCTCTTTGTCGGCAAGTTCCATTCGTCTTTTTATTTGCTCAAACTTAGCTTCAATTACCCCACTTGCCCCTTTTCCGACGGACTGACAAACTTGCAGGAAGATGAGAGATGTTCCCATTGCCAACACTCCAATGGCAACTTGCTCAACACCTGTGTCAGCCACGAAAGTGACAAAACCTGTGATGCCTCCCAAAGCTTTGGTCGAAAGATCTTTGACACTGCCAAAGTAAACTACGGCTTTCTGATCATCCAGTGCGATCTTGACCGCTTCAAAACAGACAGTTCGATCTGCCGGAGCAAGCCAGTCTTGCGTGAGAGCATCAAACCAGCTTCCTGTGGCATACTTTGCTTCTCCATCTTCAATAAGTTGGTGCGTGGCCGCTGCAAACAACTCTCCAATTTTATTGCCTTTACCCCAAAATGGTATGGCAACGCTCTCAAGAAAAATTCTCTCCTCACTACCATCAGCTTTGGTGAACGAGATTGGTGTGGTCACTCGCATGACTTGATAGTTTTTAAGGAGGTCTCTGGGCTCTTCTGGAGAGCTGACGCGTGGGGCGACTGGGTAGCTCTCGGAGATTGCATCAGGTGTATCTGCGGGTGCAATTTCACTTTCAGACACAGCCTCAGAGGATGCAGCTTCTGCAATCGTCTCTTTGGTTTTGCTTTTATTAGACGTGCTAGGGTCCTCTTCGCTGCCAAAAACCAGCGGAAATTTATCTACTCCCAATACGCTCGGTTTTTGCTCAGGGCTTTGTTCGTCATTCAAAACCGTTGTCTCATCAGTAATTGCGGCTCTGAGTTGACTTCGTTGATAAATGGAGCCGACGAGATTTGCACCGCGCAAATCGGCGTTAGTCAGATTTGTATCGAGCAGATTGGTATTGGTCAAAATTGCGTTTCTGAGATCTGCATCTTTAAAATTGGTATCAGTGCATGTGGTGTTTTGGAGATTGGCAAATCTGAAGTTTGTGCCTTCAAAATTTGTTTCCGAAAGGTTGGCACCTCTAAGCCGTGCGCGGTTAAAATTTGCCTTTACGAAGTTACAGGAAACGATACGTGCATTCTGCAATTTAGCCATGCGAAACTTGGCTTCAACTCCAGTACAATCTTCAAACACGGCATTGGCCAATCGTGCTTGAGTAAAAACAGGCGAACGAAGTCTGCAATGCGAGAATGTCGTGGCTTCGAAGTTTGCTTTAGTAAAATCGACGTCTTCAAAGGTCACATCATCAAACTCAGCCCGTCTCGCGTCTGCGTTGGTGAATTGAACCTGATGACCTCGCCCACCTCTAAATTGAAAAGCCTCCAAGTTAGCGCGCTCAAGACAGACGTCTTCCAAAGAGACGTTCAAGAAAGTGGAGAAATCGAGATTGGCTTCACTCATGTCAGTTTTGATGAAGCTGGTCTGCATGAACTCAGACTTGCTGATAATTGTTCGGACGAAAGACGCACCGGATATTATGGCTTTTTCAAAGTTTGCATTGCTCAAATCAATCCAAATATTCGTGAAACCTCCTTGAATTTGCTCGACCCAAGAGTTCCACTGCGTTTCATCGTAGTCACGGAAATCCAACGTTTCTGGTGTAACAAGCTGTCTATTAAACATCTAAAAACGCCTCTGGGTCAGTGCTCTAATTACATCTGCAACCTATCCGCGATTCCATCTGCGTTGACAACAGGTACAAATCAGGTCATGATTCCGCTCAGCTGGTGGTTTGCCAGTGAGTGCGTCACACAAAGGCGTGCGGGGATTGGAACCCCTTCCTATTCTACAGGCGCACGCTATGCGCCGCGGCATGTCTATGCCAGCGGCGTTTTGCTTTTATGGCTAGGCGGGCAGGAGCGCTCACGCGCGCCGTTTTCCTGTAGGACGGTAGTTCCAATCCTGTTCGTCTGGCCGCCAGAGATTGGAACCTCCAGCGGTCGGATACAATCTGACTACAGGAGATGTGCCATGGTTGTGCTGGCAGATAACGCGACACGTGCGTGCCGCGAGCTTCGGAATTCCCTTGAAAATATTGATTTAGCTGTGGCCCAGTTCGGCGCGCTTTTGCACGCCATGTCCGCGCTCGGCAACAACCTGCCTCCCCATCAGTGCGAGGCGGTGCAGTCCATTGTGACCCTGCAATCCCTTCTTCTCACCCACCACAAAGAGATTTTCACCCACACCCAATCCGCGTGGCACTCCACCCGCGTGCTTTTGCCAGTCAAAGGAGTTTCGGAATGCAGCATCTGATCAAAATTGAGAATGGTAAGCCTGTTACGGACACACTGGTGATTGCGGAGGTGTTTGGGCGTCGGCATGACGAAGTGCTCAGAAGCGTGCGGGGATTGATTAATGAGGGGACAATAGGACTCCGGGAATTTGCGTCGTCCTCCTACCTCAACGCCCAGAACAAAGAGCAGCCGATGTATCAGCTGTCAGAAAAGGCAGCGTTGATTGCAATGCCATTCATTGGTGGCCGGAAATCAAAGGAAGGTCAACGTAAACTCGTTGAAGCGTTTCTGGAGTATCGGGATCGGCTTGTTTCCAGCAATTATGACCGGGCTCCGCAGGTCATCTCCATTGAAATGGAAATGGCCGTTGCAGAAGCAGCAGGACGGGCGCTTGCCATGTCTGACAGTTCCAAGCTCAAGATGATTGAAACCGTGGCCAACAACCACGGCTGCGCAACCAACATGCTGCCTGACTATGTCAATGAGAGAGCCTGTCTGGCGCTCACAACTCTGCTTAAGGAAATTGGAGAAACCCGCTCAGCCCGCACCGTCAACAAGGTGCTGCTGGACCTCGGCATTTTGGAGGAGCGCACCCGCACCTCCACCAGTGGCAAGGAAAAGCGCTTCAAACTGCTGACAGAAAAAGGCCTGTCTTTCGGCAAAAACCAAGTCAGCCCCAACAACCCGCGCGAAACCCAACCTCTCTACTACATCTCCACCTTCAACGACCTGATGCAGCTGATCGAAGCCGCCGAGCGAGGAGCAGCAGCATGACTGATCTGATCAACATGGATTTTGAAGACAATCTGGTTCGCAGTTTCAGACAGCAAGACGGTACCATTTGCTTCATCGCAAAGGACGTCTGCAACTGTTTGGACGTTAAGCAGGCTTCGCGGGCGCTTGAAAATCTGGATGAAGATGAAAAGGGGGTGACTTCAACTCACACCCCGGGTGGGCCTCAGCAGGTTCTGTATGTCACCGAGAGCGGTTTGTACACCCTGATCCTGCGCTCAAGGAAAGCAGTCACTAAAGGCACAATGCAGCATCGGTTCCGTAAATGGGTCACTAAAGAGCTGATCCCAACCATCATGAGAACGGGCAGTTACCATCATTGGGAACAGGATCCAAACCAGTTTGATGATCTTGGCACTCAGTCAGAGCTCGGTAACAAATCCAGATTGGTTGAGATTGCAAACCGTATCTCCGGCCCACGTGCCGCCTGCGAGCTTTGGCGCAAGCTGGACCTGCCAATGGTGCCGTCATTAGCCCCACGCGGAGGCCTCACATCCAGAAGCATCGTCTCCGGAGCAGAAGAACAGTTGCGCTCCTTCATCGAAGAGGGATGCCAACTGGATCCAGACTACACCATGACCGCCCGGGCCATGTATCTGGCCTACAAAGGCTGGGCTCGCTCAGAAGGCAACCCCATCATTACTGAAACCGCCTTTGGCCGCGCCATGCTCCAGCTCACACAGGACTACAATTTCCTGAAAAACAAAGGCCGTGTGGTGACTTACCGTGGTTTACGGGTGAAGGAGGTGGGGTGATGTTAGCTAGTCGAGCTGTTTTCCATGAAAGTGTTTACTACGCCTTCACGCCATGTATGCAGCTGATCCATCCAGTTATCCGGGAGCTTGTCATTGTAGGCAATCATAGCGTGCTCAAGTTCCAAAAGCTCATCGGCAACAGGATCTTTTTGCTTTCGCGCAAGACATCGAGCTGTCTCGGTTTGGATACTACGGAAAGTATCAAGAGCAAAGTCCTCCAACGGGATTGGGGCTCCATCGTAGCCTTCAATAAGATTCAGTTGGTAGACCCAAAGATTTTTGAGTTTTTGCAAAAACCTCTGTCGTTCCTGATAGGATGTACCAGGGTTGTACTTCGCTGCGTTTATATTGTGGCCATCAAAGCCAGCACAAATCGAGTTATAGTTGATGATCAATCTCCGATAATCATGGAGCGTCAGTCCACGTCTTTTGATATGGCGGACCCATGCGTAGGCTTGATCGACGAGATAGAGCTCTTGAGAGCAAAACTCCATCACACTGGCGATATGCTCTATTTGATTTATTCGATTTGCCTTTTGAGCCTCAGAGATTTGATCTCCAAGTTTTCTGACCTGCTTCATCGCAGAACTATAGGCAATCATGGCTGCTGCAATAGCTGCAACACCAGCAAACCATCCACTCAACACCCCGGCCCACGATCGAACGCACTCCCAGGAGCTCAGAAAGGGCGAGCTTTGACTAGGAGATTGCGAAGAAATGCAGAGCCCAGCTCGATTGACCTGAAAGTCAAGCAGAAGAACTGCGAAAAAGCCACCCAAGAGAGAAGCCAAAACGCAAACTATAATGATGTTCAGGTGCTTATCTTGCATGGAGAAACCTCACCGGATTTTAAGATCGATACCCTATTAACCAGCGACAGGTTTTGCGAGATCTCTAATTCTAGCAACATTTACATCAACCGGTTCAAAAGTTCTCTTGAGGTCGGCAGAGTAATTGTTGATTGCTTCAATCCGTTGATCTTCAGCAGATTTAAACTCATCTGTATTCAAAATTTCATTGAGTTTTACCACAAGATTACTAGCGGTCTCAGTGTCTTTATCACGAATGTGGCTGCCTTGTCTGTTTTGGTTGAGAGCAACTATCGAACTCGCTTGGTCAAACAGTTCGACGTAGCTCTCGTATTCAGTTTCCCAAGTCTTAAGCAAGGTATCGCGCTGGCTGAACACGTCACCAGAAATAAACCGCCCTGCTTCATAGTGATGATCGTTCTTCTGAAAGAGACACGTACGCTCCTCAATAGATCTAATAATCTTTTGGCAGTTTCTTGTGTTTCTTTTTTCAGCCTCATGAGGAGAAGGGTGATCGGGGTCATCCATTGCATTCATGGTAGAAATGAAAGACATCAAAGAGTTCTTGAAAAACTCTACAAGGGATGTTTCTCGTTCCAAGTACTCAATTATTTCGCGTTCTCTAGCATACCAAGTAAAGCTATCTGCAAGAAACGGTTGAAGTGCGAGAAGGTTTGTTTTTTGAGCTTCTTCAATTTGGTCATCAGTTCTTTTGATTTGCTCTTGTACCTTACGACCTGCAAAAAATGCGCCCCAAACTGCGGCTATTGCAGCAGCCCAACCACTTGTCGCACCGATCCATTCTTTGCCACAAGTCCAGCTAAAAGAGTTGCTTGTAGTACAAAGCGCATCCCCGAAAGCCAATCGCGATATTATGAGAGCTGCAGATATAGCAGTTCCAACACATACTGCTATCAAGATCAGCGAAAAAAAACGTTTCATGCTAGTGCCTCAAATTTAAACTTGCTTTGTAGCCGAGTCTCTCCATCCATGCACGCCTCAGTTGAGAGGTGCGCCGCATGACTCTCAGGATTGATCGTAGAAAGACACCTAGAACCACATCCACCGGCCACTCCGAGCACCCTTGCATGGCAGAGGGCTGCGCAAACTGGGGCTCTCGTGGGTACACCGTGGATGATGCCGGCAAGCGGGTGCAGCTGTGGTTTTGCCCCGAGCATGCCAAGCAGTATGAAGCGGATGTTGCGGCTGCCAAGCGTACGCCGCCACCGCCACGATCGCCCAAACAAGGGAGGTTGGTGTGATGCGGTACTCCACTCTCGACTTGTTGCGGTTGAAGCAATCTGCTGATCTGCATGGTCGCATTTGCCGGCACACCACGTTGCGCAAGTCTGGCCGGCTGTATTCCGGCAAATGTCCGTTTCCCGATCATGACGATCGCAATGCCAGCTTTGTGTTTGATCCTGTCAGCAACAGTTTCCGTTGCTATTCCACCGCCTGCGGCCGCTCCGGGTCCATCATCGACTGGATGATGGAGTTTGAGGGCTTTTCCAGCTTTGCTGATGCGGTTGAGGCTCTGGGCGGGGCACAGATTGCCCGTGATCAACGCTGGCAGGACAAACAGCACAAGCTGGTGCAGGACAACAAGGTGCTTGCGGCTGCGCGCACTGCCACCACACAGGAAAAAGCGCGTCAGGCGGCCTACAAGATCTTTTCAGCTGGGACAGAGCTTTCCGGCAGTATTGCGGAAACCTATCTGCGTGAAGCGCGGGGGCTGGGTGACATCCCGTTGCCTGGGGCGGTGCTGCGCTTTGCTGCGGATCTGCCGTACTGGGCAGAGACTGCAAAGGGTCGTTTCGAGATCATCCATCATGGACCTGCGCTGCTGGCGGCCTTTCAAAACAAGCAGGGCCGGTTTTCAGCAGTGCATCAGACCTGGCTGAAGGCGGATGGCAGCGGCAAAATCAAACTAAGCCTTGAGGATGGGCTGCGGTTGCCAGCCAAAAAGATCCGCGGGCCGTATATGGGCGCCAGTTTGCGGCTTGGCCCGCCTGCGCCTGTGATGGGCGTGGGTGAGGGCATTGAGACCTGCCTGTCCTGTGCGCCCTTTGGCCTTTCGTGCTGGTGTGCGGGCTCGCTTGGCAATCTTGTGGGCTCTGGCAAGCCTGACGGGATCTGCGAGCCGCATCCGGTGCGCACCGGTCACCTGTTGCCATCACGGCAACCGGACATGGCCAGTGCACGGGCGTTTCTGCCATTTGAGGCGCGGTCCATGATTGTTTTGGCCGACAGTGACACCAAAGACCTTGAAGCACTCAAAGCTCAACTGGAACGGGCTGTGCGGCGCCTGCGGTTTGAGGAGCGATCAGCGCAGATCTTGTGGCCACCACTGGGCATGGACATGAATGACTGGATACTGGCGAACGGGAGGGATGCAGCATGAGCACCATGAGCCAGGCGATTGAGGGTGCGATGCAGCCAAGTGACGATCCCCTCATCACCCCACTTTCAACCGAGTTTGCGGAAAAACTCTCGCGCTGCGCCCTGTATGACCAGAATGATACGGGCAATGCCAAGCGGCTTCGGGAGCATTTTGGCGAGGAGTTTTTGCATGTGCGGGAGGTGGGGTTTTACACCTTCAAAGGCACCCACTGGGATTTGACCGGTGGCGAGGAAGTGATGACCCGCTATGCGCAGCGCACGGCGGAGCTGATCAAAGAAGAGCTCGACTACCTTGGCTATGAACCCTGGGAGGAGCTGGTGCTGGAAAAAGCCAAGGCGGTGCCACGTTTGGCAGAAGAGGCGGCGCTGACCAAAGAGCAGGAAGCCCTGCTGAAGGATGCGGAGGACGTGAAAAAGGCCCGCTCCGGCAGGCGGACTGCACGCAAGAAATTTGCGGTTTCCAGCGGCAATTCCAACAAGATCAAAGGCATGATTGTGCAGGCGCTACCGCATGTGACCTATGCGCCAGAGGAAATGGATGAAGACGATCTTGTGTTCAACACGCGCACGGCCACGCTGCAGCTGCACCCTGAACCTGATGGAGAAGGCGGGCAGGTGATGGTGCCGGATTCCGTGGCCCACGACAGAGCCATGCGGCTTTCCAAATGCGCGCCGGTGAACTTTGACCCCAAAGCGGAATGCCCGCAGTGGCAGGCGTTTCTGGACTTCTTCCAGCCCGATGTTGGCGTGCAGCGCTTTTTACAGGTGTATGCCGGCTATTGCCTGACCGGGCTGACGGCAGAACAAAAGCTGCTGTTCTTCTATGGCGATGGGGCCAATGGCAAATCCACCTTTGTAGAGGCGATTTGCGGGCTGATGGGCGATTATGCCGGACAGCTGAACCCGGAAAGTGTGACGGGCACAGGCCAGCGGCGTGGTGACCAGGCAACGCCGGATCTGGCAACGCTGGTGGGCAAACGGCTGGTGCGCGTTTCCGAGCTGCCAAAGGGTGAGGCAGTGAAGGAGGAGCTGATCAAGGCGCTGACGGGTGGTGAGCCCATGCAGGTGCGCCGGCTGCATCAGGGCTTCTTTGATATGACGCCAATCTTCAAAGCGATCATGAGCGGTAACGACAAGCCCTTCATCAAAGGCAATGACTATGGCATCTGGCGGCGCTTGCTGATCGTGCCATGGTCCGTGCGCATCAGCGAAGAGCAAAAGCGACCGATGGCCGAGGTGCTGGCCGAGTTCGAGGCCGAGCGATCGGGCATTCTCAACTGGATGCTGAAGGGGCTGCAGATCTACATGGAGGAAGGGCTGGATGTGCCGCCAGCCGTGGAAGGGCTGACGCAGGATTACAAGACCGAGCTGGACCCGATACAGCAATTTGTGGATGCCTGTCTGGAGTTTGCCGAGCCGCCGGGAGAGGACCCGAACGAGCCCTCCATCACTGGCCGCGCCATGTATGACACCTATAAGAAGTGGTCTGAAATCTCCGGCCTAAAGCCTTTCACGGAAACAGCTTTAGGGCGCGAGTTGCCGAAGAAGCCGGGCATGCGCAAGGTGATGACCCGCATCCGCAAGTACGCCAATGTGCGCTTCAACCTGCCAACTGAGATGCGTCCCGAAACGATGAGTTGGGAGCCTATGGGATGAGTGTAACTGAGCCCGCGAGGGTGCGAGGGTATGCGCGAGGGTTGTGCCGTGTGCCTCGCGCCGGATTTCGTAAAGCCGTGAATGGGTTAGAGGATAGCCGCGAGGGCGCGAGGGTATATCGCGCGCCTGCGCATATATAGGGGAATGGGGAATAGCTTTTAAGGAAAAGACTTCTCATATGCGTAATTAGTCAACTAACCCTTGAACCCTCGCGGAGGGTTATAAAAACAATTGATATTAAAAGATAAAATGGCCGCGAGGGTCTGATTTTAACACTCGCGGTACCCTCGGAACACTCGCAGGAGATCAATTATGGTTCAAACGCTGCGCGCATCACCGGAATACATTGGCCGGCTCAAACAAGAGCAGGCACAGCAGAACGAAGTCCGCAGGATTGATCTGGTCAGCTTGCTGGACTGGACCTACGGCGAGCAGAAGGCTCATCTGGATATCGTGAGCGATGATGAGGCACGGCACTTCGATGTCCGGTGTGCGTTGAACTCACTAGAGCAGCTGCTGCATCTGCGCACCTTCGTGGATGGTGGCGGGCGCTCATGTGTGGAGCTGCATCCAGATGCCGAGGCCGTGCATGGCGCGGTGAAGGAGTTTGCAGCTCAGTCCGATGATTGCGCCTATGCCGCTGGTCTGCTGATCTACTACGGCGCAAACCGGACGCAGCCGGAAAAGCCAGCTCTGAGTGGCCGCAAGCTACAGGAAAAGCGCGATAAGACCGGACGCACGGTGATGAGCTACTGGCGGGCTGATGGTGAGGAGCTTTTTGCTCGCCCGGGTACAAAACTGCCAAAGCCTCACGACTATGACGGGCCGGGCTGCCGCGTTGGGCAGGCCTGTGAGCTGCAGGTGGTATCCGTTGAGAGTGATTTGGAAGAGTTTTTGCTGGAAACCTACACCTACTGGTGCGCAGCGCTCGAAATCATAAGCGGTGCGCTACCGATGTTGAAAACTCACAAACTCAAGAAGTTTCAATCACCTGAGTTCGATCGGAAGGCTGTGAGATTGCTCCAAATGAGCTCCGCGACTTGAAATGACCCGCGTCGTTTGACAGCCTGACAGCGGAAAGAAAACCGCCTTGAGGGACAACCTGCAGGGCGGTTTTTTATTGAAAAGCGCCACATCGCTTGTTTCCTAAGGCCTCAACATGTTCACAATTAGCTTTGACAAACGAGACTTGGATGACCTCATGCGTGGGCTTGGCAACTTGCCCGGTGAGATCAAAGGAAAGGCCATTGCTCGCGCCCTCAAACATACGACAGCAATTGCCAAAACTCGGGTAATTCGAAAGTCCGCGGCATCTACAGGAATGCGGCAAAAGGATATTCGCAGTGTAACCATTGCGGTGAACACAGGAGTAGATACTGCCAGTGTGATCATGCGCTCTGGTTGGATACCGCTCTACCAGCTGGGGAGCGCCCGCCAGACACGGGATGGTGTATCTGTTCGCAACTGGGGAACACACCAAGGCACATTCCTTGCCACGATGGCCTCTGGTCATGCCGGAGTGTTCAAACGATCAAGCGCAGCGCGCCTTCCGGTCCGCGAACTTTGGGGGCCAAACCCTGCTGCTGATGTTCAAAACCATGAAGATGAATTTATGGACGTGCTCGAAAGCGTCGCTGACGAAAAGCTGCGGCCTCGGCTGGAACACGAAATCGACCGGCTGCTCCGCTCGCTCTGAGGGCGCGGCGGCGGCTGAGAAAAAAAGGGACCGTACAAAACACCCTTTCCCCGCGGGGGGCGCAGCTCCCGGGGTTTCGTCAGTTTTACAGATTGAAAATTTGAGTTGTCAGGGTTGTTAGAGTTGCCAGCAACCGGTTGCCAAGGTTGCCAGAAGTGGAGGTTTTCAGATGCACGAAGATGCACCACTGGTGATGGCAACATTTGTGCAGGTTGCCGATCGGGACGGGGTCTCCAAATCAGCTGTTTCAAAAAACGTGCGCAACTACGCAGACAATCATAACTTGCCAGTTGAGCGGGATGGGCGCGGGCGGATCACATGCTTTTCGCTTGCCCACTATGATCACATCCGCTCCCGATTTTCTAATCCGCTGAAAACGACCACCAAGCTCCCCGCTGTTCCAACGGCACCAACAAGCCAGCCCTCGACAGAGGGGAGTATGCCGGCAGCACCCGGTGCCGATCCGCAAAGCTTGAACGAAGGTAAGCGTCAGGAAACATGGCTCAAAGTGCTCCGGCTCCGGCTTGCAATGCAGGAAGAGCTTGGAGCACTGGTGCGCCGCGATCTTATGGAAGATGCGCTCGCCAAAATGGGAGGCGAGATTAAATCTGTTGTTTCGCGGCTTCCCAACCGGGCAGATGACCTGGCAGCGCGTGTCACCAAGGATGGTGTCCATGGCCTGCGCCTGGCGCTGAAGGATGCTGCCTTTGAAGTTGCGCAGGAGATTGCCGAAGCAATGGAGGCTGCTTTTCAGGAAGCACCACAGTTTGATGATCTGCCAGAGGGCATGATTGGCACTGAAGCAAGTGCAGAAGAACTGATGCTTGCAGAGGAGCAACAGGAGGAACTCTAACGACAACAGGTGAGCTATGCAGGAAACTTTGGGAAGTTTGCGAGGAGCAAACACAAGAGTTTATGGTGCAGCTCGCCTCGTTACGCGAGTGCTTGCAAGAACGATCCGCCCTAAAAAGCCACTGCCGTTTCACGAATGGCTTCCCAAAAACATTGAGCTGGTGGACGGCCCAAGACGTGGAGAGCTTTGGAATGCAAAAGACGCTCCGTATTTGCCGGAAATCGCCGCGTGTCTGTCTGCTGATCACCCTTGCAACTATGTCTGTGTTCGCAAATCTCAGCAGACCGGTGTTTCCATTCTGGGGCTTTCCTGGAGCATCTACCTGGCGGAAAACGCACCCGACAATATTCTGTACGCTGTGCCAGGCGATCAGGCGCTGAAAGAAACCAATTCCATGAAGATCATGCCTTTGATTGAGGCATGGGAGAAGCGCACTTCCAAGCAGGTGATTGAACCGATTACAAGCCGCAGCGGTAAAGGATCAACCACCTTTGAGAAGAAGTTTCCAGGGGGCGCACTGTCGCTTGCTAATGCCAATTCGGAAATGGATCTTTCCTCCAAGACGATCAAGTATGGGGTGAAGGACGAGGTTTCCAAGTGGGAAGAGACGGACAATGGCGGAGATCCTGAAGAGCTTTTCTTTGGGCGCTTTACCGCCTTTCGCCGTGAGAAGTCCTATAAGATCTTTGCTCTTTCTACCCCGGAACATGATAGCGGTGATGAAGACGGAGAAGGTCCAGGTCATTGCCGTATCGACCGCGATTTCAAACGCTCAGACCAACGGTTTTGGCACATCTGCTGCCCTTCCTGCGACTTTGAACAACGGCAGGACTGGAGCGGCTTTCAGGTAAACCGCGAGAACCCAGAGGAAAGCACCTACCTTTGTGAGGAATGTGGCCACTCCATTACAGAGGCTGAGCGCGTTGTTGCTGTTCGCAAAGGGCAGTTCATTGCTACAAAGCCAGACGAGGGACGCCAGCCGGGTTTCCATGTGGATGCGTTTTGCTCTCTGATGATGAGTTACGGCGATATCGCGCGGGACTTCATCAACGCAGAAAAACGAAGTGAAGCAGCCAAAAAGAACTTCACCAATCTGGTGCTCGCCAAGGCTTACGCCATGCGTGGCAATGCTCCGAAACATGAACGGCTTATGGAACGGCGTGAACAGCTGGAGCGTGGGAAGATCCCGGCTGAAGGCCTGTTGTTTGTGGCCGGCGCGGATGTTCAGCACTACGGCATCTATGTAGAGGCGGTCGCCTTTGGAGATGACCGGCAAAGTTGGTGCGTGGATGCGCACTTTCTTGAAGGGTCAACGGATGACATCAAGGCGGGTGCATGGCTCAAGCTGGATGCGTTTTACAAGCAAGGCTTTAAGGACGCATGGGGCATGGAACGCCGGCTGGATGGTCTGGCGGTGGATGCTGGTGACAGTGGCCGTATGGAGCAGGTGCTGAGTTGGTGCAGAGCAAGGCCAGATACCTACGCCATTAAAGGTCAAGGGGGACGCGGTGTTCCAGCGATCGGGTTACCTCAAAAGAAGTCAGTCAACAAACGGGGCAAGCGCGTAAAGGTGCGTGGCTCTCAGCTTTGGCCGGTTGGAACATGGGGCCTTAAGCATGAGTTCTATGGCAGCTTGCATAAGTCTGGCATGGCAGCTGGCGCTGAGTGTGATCCACCTGGTTATTGTCATTACGGTGTTTGGCTGAATGAAGAATACTTTCTTCAAATCACGGCTGAGTACTTCGACCAGAAACTGGTGAAGGGCCGGTTGCTTGAGGAATGGAAGAAATCCCGGAAAGATAACCACTTCCTTGATTGCCGGATCTACGCCATGGCGATTGCCGAGCATTTGGGCCTGACTTCCAACACTGACAATGATTGGGCGCGGCTGCGAAAGCGGTTGGCGCCTGCAAAGGATCTGGACTTGCTTTCACCTGAAGCAGTCAAGGCAATTCAGGTCAGCACTCCCACCAAAACATCAGAGATAAAAGCAGCTCCCGCTCACGACAACGGATGGGCAGAGAGGCAGCAACGTATCAGGAAGAGGCGCGAGAAATGGCGAAACCGTTAAAAGCGCTTGGTCGGTTGCTTAACCGAGGCGGGAAATCAGCACCACCTGAGCAGGGAACAGGGCAGGTTGCAGTGCGCAGCGTCAGTCGATATCTGCGCGATACTCGCTCTAAGGTTCTGGCAACACGACCAGCTCCGCTCACAAACAGCCGGGATGATATTCGTTTGTCCTGGCGCCGCTGTGCGGGGCTGGCGCGTGACATCATTCAAAACTCAGGGCGGCTTAAAGGCGCTGTGGATCAGGTGATTGCAGATACGGTTGGCTCCGAGCTGCTGCTTAATCCCAAACCGGACTTACACGCTGCAGGCTATGATGCGCAGGAAACTGCTGATTGGTGCCGACTAGTTAAGCAACGTTGGAAGCGGTTTGCCTGGAACCAGGCTGAATGCGACATGCGCGGTAAGTTCACCCTGCCACAGTTGGTTGATTGCTCTTTGAGAGACTACATCACCTTTGGCGAAGTGACGGGCATGCTGGACTATATGGGCAGCGCTCAGCGGGCTCGTTACGGCATTAAGGCCGGAACGAAGCTCTGCCTGTTCTCACCGCAGAAGCTGGTTCAGGACACGCTGGAACATGACCGTTTGTTTCAAGGTGTCTACCATGATGAGAATGGCCGCCCGATTTCCTATCTGATTGAAGAGGCGAGAAACGGTCAAACCGTCAAGACAAGGTATAACGCTCGCGATCTGGCTGGGCGTGCTCAGGTCTTGCATATTTTTGATCCCACCTGTGCAAGCGATGTACGTGGGATTTCCGTTTTAGCGTCTGCCTTTAGAAAGCACATCCAGCACGAAATGCTTGAAGATGCCACGCTGCAAACCGCTATTTTGCAAACCCTGTTTGCTGCTGTTTTGAAGAGTGAGTTGCCATCAGAAGAAGCGTTTGCTGCGATCGACGCGATGCAAGACACCGAAGCCGGCAAGGAGTTCAAAGACTCTTTTTCTGATTATCTCCTAAGCACCTTGGATAAATCAGCAGAAAACTCCGTTCATTTGGGCAGTGATCCTACGGTGTCACATATCGCGCCTGGAGAAGATTTCGAAATCAAGACAGCTGGAACTCCAGGTCCTCATTACCTACCGTTTTCTGGTTCGCTTGGTCGGGAAATGGCTCGGGCGATTGGGATTACCTACGGTGGTCTCACCATGGATTATTCCAATGCCACTTACTCCAGTGTCCGGATGGAAAATGCAAGCATTTGGCCGGTCGTGACCAGGCGGCGAGAGCGCATTGCTGCGCCCACCTATCAGGCTGTTTACGAAAGCTGGCTTGATGAGGAAATCGGTGAAGAGCGTATCCCGTTCAAGGGCGGGTATGAAGCCTATTCGGCTTTGCGTGAAGAAGCGTCCTGGGCCCAGTGGCAAGGACCAGCCAAACCAACGGCAGATGATGCAAAAAGCGCTAAGGCTTCCAGCACCCGTTTGGAAAATGGCACCTCATCCCTTGCCCATGAATGTTCTGAGATGGGCATAGATGAAGAGGAGTTGTTTGAGCAGCGCCTCTCCGAGCACCGGCGCTATCTCGCTGAGGGAATGCGTTCACCCTATGAGCGAGTATCTTCACAGGCAACGGCACCAAACACTGATGAAGCACAAGGAGCTGCTGATGAGTGATCAGGTCAAAATAGGTTCTGACATGGTTTCCATCAATGAGCCATGTGCTGTTGCAACGGCGCTCCGCAAAATTGAGTTGGTTGTTGCCGCTGGTGGACGCCGTGAAACCGTCCGGTTTGGACGGGATGAAGTGACCTACTCAGCTGCCAATCTGCCTGCGCTGCAAAAGCTGATTGCTCAGTACGATGCCAAATGCAGCCTAGCTGCTGGCGGCAAGCTTCGCCGCCGGGCTCGCTCAGTTCGCTGGTGCTGAACCCACCCTTTAAGGATATCCAAAATGCCGGGAATTTTACAGGACGGCGAACTCATTCTTTATGGGTTCGTTGGCGAAAACTATTGGGATGAAGGCTTTACAGCATTGGAAGTGCTAAATGCTCTTGCTCTGCATGGCCGTGATGAGCCGATCACCGCGCGGATCAACTCAGGCGGTGGCTATACCGATGAAGGTATTGCCATCTTCAATGCTCTGAAGACGCACAAGGGCAAAGTGTCTGTCATCATCGACGCAATGGCAGCTTCAGCTGCCTCCATTATTGCCATGGCTGGTGATGAGCGCACTATGCGCACCGGGGCCATGATGATGATCCATGATCCTGCTGGAGAAAAACGCGGCACAGCAGCAGAGCACGAAGCGATGGGTGAGCTGCTGCACAAGCAAGCTGATTTGCTGGCAGGCATCTACGCAGATGTAACCGGCAAGACATCCGAAGAACTACGCCAAATGATGGTTGAAGAAACCTGGATGAATGGCAGTGAAGCCCAGGTTCAAGGTTTTGCAACCGTTGATGAGGCTGCTCAGGCAGTGAGTGTGTCTGCCTTTGACTACCGCACTTACAACTGTGCACCCGACACTTTGAAGCAACTTTCCAAGACAAAGAACTGGAGCGCTCAAGCTGAGCGCTCTCCGGCGGCATCCGTCGCACAAACGACTGTCAATCAGGAGATACAGCCTATGACGACACAACCTGCGGCGGATGCCAACTCCGCCAGCCCTAACACTGACAAGACGCAGTCAAACGCTGCCGATGAGGCAACAGCGGAACGTGAGCGCATCGGTAAGATCCTCAATTGTGCGGAAGCTGTTGGTCGCACTGAACTTGCGAAGTACCTCGCGTTTGAGACCTCAACGAACTTTGAAGATAGTCAAAAGGTGCTTGATAAGGCTGCTAAAGCTGGTGAGGGCAATGCGCCGAAGAGTGACGGACAAAGAACTCAGGCCAGTACTTACGAACAGCAGCGCCTATCTGCCAGTTCCCAAGCATCTAGTTACAGCAACCCATCAGATTTGACCGACGATGATAAAGGGACACGCCTGGTCAATCGAGCAAAGAGCATGTTTGGAGGTGCTAAATGAGCCAGTTGGCTGGAAGTACTAACCATGGAAAGTCTCCCGTCGATAATCTTCATGGCGGGAACGTTAAAACCCAACCCAACACAGTTGCCGCTGGTACTTACAAGCGCGGTCAAGTGCTTGAGTATGACAGCGCCAATAAGGTGTTTATTGCACTTACTGATGCGAGCAAGGCCAGTGTTGTGATGCCCGTTGGTATTACGCTGGAGGCTGACAGTTCCATGGGCGTTTACGTTCAGGGGGACGACTTCAATCTAAATGAAATGCATTTTGGCGCTCTGGATGCTGAAGCGGTGAAGCAAGCGCTGCGTGGCAACGGCATCTTGGCGCGTTACTGGCAGGTTGCTTAAGGAGAATACGCTCATGGATATTTACACCCTAAGCGATCTGATGACTGTGATTGAAACAATCTTCACGCCTAAACGTCACTTCATTGATAAGTTTTTCAAGCTTGAATATCTCTCAGATAAAGAAGAGATCCATTTTGACAGTGTGTTCAGAGATCAGGTGTCGCTTGCACCTTTCGTGATGCCACTGAATGCAGGTAAGCCTCAGGAACGTGCTGGGTACACGGCTAAGTCATTCAAACCTGCTTACGTGAAGCCGCTGAATGTGATCAAGCCCACAGATGCTATCACCCGTATGGCCGGCGAAAAGTTCTCTGGTGAGCTTACGGCTATGGATCGGTTTGAGCGTGCAGTTGCTCTCGCGCTTTACGAGCAGAAAATGCAGGTTGAGGCGCGATGGGAATGGCTTTGTCGTTTTGCTTTGAAAGATGGCAAAGTCACAATAGCAGGTGAAGACTATCCCGCTCGTCTGGTCGATTTTGGCCGTGCGCCTGAAATGGTGGACTTGATCACCGATGATGACCAGAAGTGGTCCAACCCCGACTATGAGCTTTTCTCCCTTTTGGAAGAAGGTTCTGCGGAGGTTGCTAAAAAGACCGGATCTCGGGCAACAGAAGTCTACCTCGCACCGGATGTGTGGCGACATTTCAAAGTGAACAAAAGCGTGAAGGCAGAAATGGATCTGACCAAGCGCAATGACAGCACTTTGACGGCGTCTCCATCTGCAACAGACCCGGAAAATCCAGTTGAGTTCAAAGGGACGGTTGGCAACTTTAACATCTATGTCGATCACAGCACTTACCGGGATGTTGATGGGACAGAAAAGCCATATCTGGAATCTGGTGAAGTCATGCTGATTGCGTCAGTTGGTGAAAGTGGGACCTCTGGTGTTTACGGGGTTCGTGCATTTGGCACCATTATGGACAAAAAGGCAGGCCTTCAGGCGATGCCTATGTTCCCCAAAGTTTGGGAACAGGACAATCCGTCCATTGATCAGGCAATGACGCAATCAGCGCCATTGATGATCCCAGGTCGTCCAAATGGTGTGAAAGTTTGGAAAGGGGTGGTCTGATGGCAGGAGCTGGCACAGTCAAGATTGCAACTGCCCGGTTGCTGACCTCAAAAGGCGTCATTAAACCGGGCGAGCAACTGCCAACAGGTTTGAAGAAGGCTGAGCTAAGTAAACTGGATGCCTTTGGTGGGCTTGCAGAAGTTTCTCTGCCGCCTAAACCAGCGGCAACGCAGAGTGACAACTCTGGTTCTCAGAGCGGTAAGTCAGCTCAGGACCTGTCTACTGGCACTGGAGCAGGTGATGGCTCTGGTGGCACGAAGCCTGAGGATCAGACCAGCACCGATGGTTCGGCTCAGGACTGATCATGTCTGAGCTTGATGACCTTCGGGCCGAACTCACCGAAGAGGTGGATGACGTCATGGGAGAGCCGGTTTTACTGGCTTTCCTTGACGGTGAGCAGCGCAGCGATCCGGCCCGCGAAAATACGGTGGTGAATGCGGTTTTGCGCTGTGATGCAGGGCATGCGTTCAATCTTGCTAAGGGATCGAAAAAAGAGCGCACCAGCCTTTCTGCAGAGCCATCTTTCTTGGAGCTTTCCCGCTCTGACTATGGCGGACCTATGCCCAAGACCGGGGATAAAGTGCAAGCGCTTTCCCGTGCTGGCCTCCCGTGGTTTGAAGTCCTTGATGTTTCTGATCGCGGTGCGTCCCGCATTATTCTTGAACTCGGAGAAGCCTAATGTCGCTTGCCCGTATTGCATTGCGTCACTGCGCCGTAGAGGCGCTAAAAACAGCTGGAACACTAGTTGGTAACAACATCCTTGATAGCAAGGTGGCTGCGCTTCAGGTGAGTGGTGATGGAAGTTTGCGCACCGATGAGGAAGGCCCTTTTATTGCCGTTTACACGGATGTTTCTAATTCGGGCGAGTTGGGTGGTCGCTCGCTGCGCGTAAATGGTCACCTGGATCTGGTATTTAATTTCGGCATTACAGCTGCGATGACCCAGACCAACGAGAAGGGTGAGAGTGTTGTCGTTGGGCTGGAGGTGCCTGCAACAAGTCCCAACTTTGAGTTCTTTCTTGATGCTTTAACGCGGCAAATCAAGTTTGCTCTTCTTGATCCTCAAAACCATTGGTCTGAGCTGCTTAAGGGATTTGCTCCAGACTTTCGAGCTTGTGAAGAGCTGCGCCATGGCAATGCCCGTGATGGGGTGCGGCTGGTGAGTGGTCAGTTGCGGCTAACCGTTGAGCTGGTTGCAGACCCTGTTCCAGGAGCAGCACTGCCTGAGGCCGGGATTTGGAGCCGGTTTCTAGCAAAGCTTGCTGAAAGTGATCCGGAACAATGTGAGCGCTTGCAAGGTTTGCTTGCCTGGAACGGTCGGGAACAGGATGACCGGCTTTCCTTCCTTCATGGGCTATCTGGCCTTGAAGCGGATGCCCTAAAACTGACCAGCGCTTCCAAGATCAATCCTTCAGCAACATTTTCCAGCGAACAACCGGAAGGCACACTTAGCGCCGGTTCCCGGTAACTTGGAGCACGCGCAATGTCGCAGGACCTGCCAGACTTAATTGCTGAACTGCATTTCGAGATTGCCGAGATCAAACGGCGACTTGCTTCGCGCACGCGGGAAGGGGTGATTTCTGAAGTTGATGCAGCCAAAGGCAAAGCACGGGTCAGGCTGACAGATTCAGATACTCCCATGCTTACGGGCTGGCTACCCTGGACCGAGCCAGCAAGCGGCGCCAATAAAACCCACAATCCGCCTTCGATTGGTCAGCAAGTCTCACTGACCAGTGAGAGCGGTGATTTAACCGATGCCCGCATTGGGTCTGCGCTGCCAAGTGAAGACAATCCCAGACCGAGCGCAAAAGGAGACGACCATGTCCTGGCGCAGGCTGGGGCTACAAAAATTATCGTTTCAGGTGGTGGCGATAAACTCCAGCTCAGTGTTGGGAATGCGTCCATTGCCTTGGTTGATGGGCGGATGACTTTCAGCGTTGCTGGTACGTCCATCACCTTGACGCCTTCAGGCATTGAGGCCGCAGGCGATGTGGATTTGAACTTCGGCTATGTGAAGTCGGAAGGCACCACAATAGACCACACCCACATTCATTCTGGAGTGACACCTGGTCCATCTAAGACCGGGGCTCCTGTCTAATTGGAGGATACTATGGAAAAAAACCGCTACCGTGTTTTGCGTGCAGGCTTCTTGCATGGAACCTATCGCCGGGAAGGCGAGGAAATTGAGTTGTTTGAAAAACAGGCTCAAGTTGATCTTCCACCTCTTGGTAGCCGGCTTGCAGAAGTAAACGCGAAGACCACGAAACCGGCCCCTGCTAAAGGCAAGGCCACCTCTCGAAGAGCTGACTAGAATATGGCCGGTAAGGACTTAAGTGAGATAACGGGCGGGGAAGTTTCTGGCTGGGCTCATGTGGTCCAGTCCATCAACCGGCTGTTCTCAACTCCAAAAAATACGCGGGTTTTCTTGCGTGAGTTTGGTTCTGACCTGCCAAACCTGGTGGATGTTCCCTCAAATGATGCTGGCATTCTGGCGCTGTTTGTAGCTGTCGCAACTGCCCTGGAGCAGTGGGAGCCAAGGTTTTCTTTAAGCTCCCTAAACGTATCACAGGCTGAACCTGGCAAGATCCTCTTGAACCTGGTTGGCATCTATTTGCCAAGAGGCCATTACGGCGACACCACGCCGGAAAGTGGAGAGCAAACCTTATCTGTGCCGATCTCTGGCCTTTAACTCCCGACATCAGGATAACACCATGAGCCGCTTTGCTGCGCTTGATCTGGCGACACTGCCGGAACCCTCCGCTGTGGTGGAACTGGACTATAATGCTTTGCTTGAAGCACGCCTTGTTGAGCTGGACCGTCATTTGCGTGATGGCCGCTTTGAACAGGCTGAAGCTGATGAGATCATGGCACTGGCGCGCTCCATTGCAGCATCGCCCGCCCGCTATTTAAGTGAGGCAGGAGCATCGCGCGAGCTTTACATGAATGCGCGCATCAATGCGGCGGTGAAATCAGTTCTGCTTGCAACGGCAACTGGATCTGATCTTGACCATCGCGGAGCAGGGCGGGGCGTTGCCCGCTTGGTTCTGGATGACAGTGACCCTGAAAATACCATTTATGAGGATGACGAGAGTTATAGGGCACGCATTCAGCTGGTGCTGGAAAGTTACTCTCCCTATGGGCCGGAAGGCGCATACGTCTACTGGGCTTTGCAGGCCTCCGGTGATGTGCTGGACGTTGTGCCTTATGGGCCTGATGACAATCTGGACCCGCCAATTCCTCCTGCTGAGCCCGTGATTTGTGTTCTTTCCAGAATTGGGGACGGGGTCGCAAGTAATGCTCTGTTGGAGAGCGTTTATCAGAACCTGAAATCAGACAAACGCAGGCCAGTGGGTGACAAGTTGACGGTTATCTCTGCGACACCTGTTCACTATGAAGTTGAAGCTGAGCTGCAAGTTGTGTCAGCTTCAACTGCTTCCATCGTTGAAGAACAAGCGCAAGCAACCTTGCAAAAGTTTATTTCAACGCGCCTTGCCATAGGTCGCCCGCTCTATCGCACCACACTTGCGGCGGCATTGAAAGTTGATGGTGTGGAGGAGGTGATCATCACCAAGCCTGCGGCTGATGTGATGGTCGGGCCTTTTGAAGCGCCTTACGCCTCTTCTGTCAAAATCACCGTTACCTCCATCACCGGAGGCTGGCGCAATGTCTGATAAGGCTCTCCGCCAAACTGTGCTGCCGCCGAACTCTGCTGACATAGCTGTGGCAATGGACCTTGTTGAAGACCGTATGTCTGGTCTTCCAGCTGGTGTTATTCGCGATTGTCTGGACCCTTTGAAAGCACCTGCAAGCCTGCTTGATCATCTGGGCTGGGAGCTTTCCGTTGATGTGTGGGACCGGGAATGGCCTGAGCAAGTCAAACGCCGTGTGCTGGCTGTCTCGGAAGAGGTGCACAAATACAAAGGCACCCCTTACTCAATTAAGACTGCCCTCACAGCTCTTGGGGTGGCAGCGCACTTGCTGGAATGGTGGCAAGAGGGCGGTTCCGGCGTTCCTGGCACGTTTGAGATTACTGCTTATGCCAATGAGCAAATCTTTGCTGATGGGCCGGTTCTGGATACACGATTGCAAGAAAATATCCTGAGCACAATCTCAGCAACTAAACCAAAATCGCGGGGCTTTAGTTTCCAGATTGGGGCACAGTTTGAGACGTCGCTCAGTATTGGTCTTGCAGGCCGGTCTAATGCCTTCACGCAGCCGATGGGCGCAATGGTTTTGCCCGAAAGTGGAGCTACGTTGAGCGCAGGCACAATGGCGCGTGGTGTTGCCTTCCTGGCGCAAACAGTTGAGCCGGTTCTCCCGCAAATGGGGGCCGTTCCTGGTTGTGCCGCAACTGGTCGCGGGCATTCCTTTCTTTCACTTCATGGAGAGCTTTTGACATGAGCCTTAAGGCCATTAATCCAACACTTACGCGCGCTGGCATGCGATCCATCTTTGATGCCTCAGACGCTGGCCTTCATGCCAGGATCACACACCTGGCGTTTGGTGCCTCGCGCTACACTCCAACGGGTAATGAAAACAGTCTGAAATCAGAAAAGGCCCGTGTTGAGATTGTTGGGTCTCGTTATCTGGATGATTTCCAGATGGAGATCACGGCCAAGATTGACGGGGACACCGGGTTCACATTGGCAGAGCTGGGCGTGGTGCTTGAGGATGGCACCTTGCTTGCTGTCTGGTCAGACCCTGACACGCCATTAGCGCAATACACTCCCGGTGTACCAATTGCGTTTTCCTTTGTGCTGGCGCTTGTCGCGCTTCCTCAGGGTGTCATTCAAGTAACTGGTGATGTGGATCTTCAGATCTTCTTTGGCGAAGAGTTTGCCAGCCTCGGTTCGGCTTTGATTGGCGAACAGCTGCGCAACCTTATGCTCTCTGAGCGCATGAGTCAGCTGGAAAAACAACGATCCGCAACTCTCGCACTCACCGCAAATACCAACCAACTACAGCAGGTCATTGAGCATCAGCAACAGCAGATTAATGACCTGCTCCCCCTCATTACCAACACCGGGGCACTAGCACTTACCAATGCCCAAAACATCTTTAAGACAAAGGAGATCCTGCAATGAGTTTGACGGGTGAAATCACCAAGCTGGTTGGCAAGGCGACAGAGCTGATTGATACGTTTGAAGCAAAAGAAACTGAGATTGATCATAAGGTTCAGGCCGCTGTAGCTGCGTTTCCTGAAACACATAAAATACTTTATGTGGATGCGTTCAATGGTGACAATAGCAACCTTGGTACCGTTGAGGAGCCTTTGCTTACCCTGCAAGGGGCCATTGAGCGAGCTCCAATCAATGGCAGCGCTGACATCTACCTGCTCTCAGACATCACTTTACCACCAGAGCGCTATTCTCTTCAAAACAAGAGCATTCAGATCTACGGCCACAGGGCGCCAAGCGGAAAGGCTAAACTCAAAGCCTCTGTCTTCGAGAAAGATGGGTCTGCTTATCTGTCTGGCTGGAATACGTTTGGTTTGAATGCAGGGTTCATGCTCCGCTTCGTCAATATTGAATTTCCAATCTACACCGGTGACCTGCCCGGTTATCATCGCTATCGTTCAATTCTGGGCAATTTTTCTGGATATGTTCAAACGCTTTCTCATTTTGCCATCTCTGATGCCGAGCTGATTTTTCCCAATGAAAATGGCTTTGGTTGGCTAGCGTGTGCAACCCATACGGGTCTGGTTTTTCTGGGTAATAACGTCGTCGATGTGAACGGGAACATGTCGGGCCAATACGTGGATGGCGCCGATGCTGAGGACCCGTCAAACACCACACAACTCATCACTAATCTGGCAACGCTCTAAGGCGTTAGGAGGGTTTATCCATGGATGCCTTTGACATCACATTTAACGGTCGAAGCTACCGGAATTTCACTGCCGAAGATGCCCTTGTTGCTGGCGTGCCCCAGGCTACTATTGATGAAGCCCAACAAGGCGCTCGTCTCACAACCATTAAAGCGGAATGCCGCAAGCGCATTTATGCCCGCGCCAGCGCTGAGACCCAGATGAACATGGCAACAGCTGCGGCTGCCATTGCTGGCAAAGCCGTTGTTGATCGAAGTGCTGATGAGGTCACGCTTTTGACCAGCACAAAGGCTGCACTGGATTGGGTGGGTGCTATGCGCTCCAAATGCCTGGAACTTGCTGAAGATCCGGGCACTGATTTCACACAGGATGCTAGTTGGCCGGAGTGCCCGCCTGAAGTGGTTGCACTGACAGAGCAGTTTTAAGCCGCTTCCCTTCCTTTTGAGTTTCATCCGTATCCGGTCCTGTGTGGCCGGTTTTTTTATGGAGAATTGAATGGCTGATGTCAGCTTTCACCATGGGGTGCGGGTCTTTGAATCTGCTGAAAATCCCATTCTTATCGAGATTGCCCAGACCTCTACCATCGCATTGATTGGCACTGCTGAAGGTGCCGATGCTGAAGCCTTCCCTTTGAATGAGCCGGTGTTGCTTTTAGGGGACCAGAGCAAGGCGGCATTGCTCGGGGACGGAAATCTGCGCGATGGCGTTGATGCGGTGTTTAAACAGGTAGGAACCTACGTGTTTGTGATCCGTGTTGCAGAAGGGGCAGATGCTGCTGCAACGCTTTCTAACGTGATCGGTGAAGCCTCCACGCTCACAGGTATCCACGCGCTCAAAAAATGCCAGTCGGCTCATGGACTGACACCGCGCCTGATTGCCATTCCTGGCTTTACTGGCAGCTTTGAAGATAAAGGCCTGCAGTCCATCAATGTGACAAATGGTGGTGCCGGTTATACCGATGCCACAACCGTTACAATTGCAGGTGATGGCACCGGGGCTGAGGCAATTGCAATGGTCTTGGATGGGGCAGTCACTGAACTGGTGATTACTAAGGCTGGTTCTGGTTACACCAATGCCACAGCCACCTTGAACGGGGATGGCAACGGGGCAACTGCGACTGTCAATATTGGGGCGGTTGGCGATCCGGTGATTGCTGAGCTTGGCGGTGTGCTGGGTGAGCTTGAGGCTATCGGCATCGTTGATGGACCTGATAGCACGGATCAAGACGCGGTGAACTTTAAGGAAGTAAATGCCCACCCGCGTATCTTCATTGTTGATCCAAAAGCTGGCGACTGGGACACGGATCTCAATGCCAACCGGTTTAAGCCATCAGCGCCGTATTTTTGCGGTGTGCAGGCAAAAACGGATCGCACGCACGGGTTCTGGTGGTCGCTCTCCAACAAAACAATCAACGGTGTTACGGCGGTGTCCCGCCCGATCGCGTATGGCTCCCAGACCGACTATCTCAATGAGCGCGGCATTGCCACCATCATCAATCATGGAGACGGCTTTAAGACCTGGGGCAACCGGCTTTCTGGCGGCGATGATCTTTGGCGGTTTATGGCTGTGCGGCGGACGGCTGATTTCATCAATGGCGCTATCCGTGAGGGCTACATAGAGTTTGTCGACAAGCCGTTCTCAAAAGCCAACCTGCGGTTCATGGTTGAGAGCGGGAATGCCTTCATGGCCAAGCTGAAGGCTGAAGGTGCGATCCTGGGCGGTAAGGTCTGGCTGGACATGGAGCGCAACACGGACGAGGCCATGGCAGGCGGTAAAATCACGCTGGCCGTGGACTTTGAACCGCCTGCTCCCATGGAAGATATCCGCTTCATCGCTCACCGCAACATCACCTATTACACCGAGCTATTGAACGGTGTTCTGACCACCTCCGTTTAAGGAAACCCCATGAAAGAGACACCGCAATACATCTTGCGCAACTGCACCATTTTCGTGGATCGCGATTCCAAAGTGGGCAACGCAAGTGAAATCACCATTCCAAAGCTCACGGTGAAAACTGAGAGCATGCGCAATGCCGGCATGATCAAAGAGCGCGATGTGGTTCTTGGCTATGAGAAGCTGGAAATGAGCTTCAAAATGACAGCCTTTGACCCTGAGACTTTGAAGCTCTTCGGGCTGGCAGCTGGTGTTGAAAAGGATTTTCTCGCCGCTGGGGCGTTTGCTGATGAGGACGGCACCACTCATAGCGCCACCTGTTATATGCGCGGCTTCCTGCGTGAAGTCGATGCCGGAGGCTGGAAGCCAGGTGATAAATCAGAGACGGATTATCAGGTCTCGGTCCACTCAATGAAACTGGAAATCGACGGTGCCCAGATTGTTGAGATGGATGATTTCGACGTGAAGATTGGCGGTGTGTCGCAATATGACAGCATCCGCAGTGCACTCCAGCTTTAAGAGACCGACATGGATCAGATCACCGTAAAACTGCAATCGCCTGTCGAGCATGATGGGCGGACCTATAACGAACTTACGTTTCGCGAGCCAACGGTTGCGGACATGATTCAGGCCGAGAAGTTTGAAAAGGACACTCTGGAAAGCAACGCTGTGTTGTTGGCAGCTCTTGCCGATGTGAGCCTGCCTGTCATCAAGCGTCTGAAGCTTTATGATTACAACGCGTGCGACATGCAAACGGTTCCGCTGTTTCTTCCTCCTGATAAGCGACCGGGTGAGGGCGAAGACCCAAATGCGGAAGCGGTGACGGAACAAGCTTAAGCTGGCTACAGGTGGCGGCAGAGATTGCCGCTCACCTATCCACGCCGCTCAGCCATGTGGAACAGCTGTCACCGCAAAAAGCCATCGACTATTTCTATGAAGCCCAGAGGATCAAGCGGGAAGCTTTTGAGACCTCCCGGCGATAATTAAAGCAAACTGGAGCATGCCATGCGCAAGGTTGAAACCCAATTGAACTTGCGTGTGGTCTCCAATATGACCCGCGAGTTTCAAAAGACCACGGGGGCAAGTGCGCAGGCCGCAAAGAAGTTTGCCGAGCCATGGGTGCGTGAGGTGAAAACCCTCAACAGCAAAATGAACCAGCTCGGGGACTTCAGGAAACTTGAAGGCCAGCTGGACAGCCTGAAGAATAAAACCAAAGCAGCTTACGATACGCTCTCCGGTCGGCGCGAGCAGCTGGCAGGACTGAACAATCAGGCCAAATTGCTGGCCGGATCTTATGAGGCAGCAAGTGATCGGGTGATGCTGCTTGCCGACCGTATGCAGCGTTTTAAGGCTGAACAGGCTGAAACCAGCAAACAGCTGGCGAGCAATCAGGCAGCGCGCAAAGCTCTTGAAGAGCAAATGCGAGCAGCGCGAAAAGCTAAGGAACCTATTGATGGGTTGAAGGCTGCTATTGCTGAACTGAAGGCAGAAGAGCAGGGCCTAAAATCAATTCGGGCTGCGCAGAGTGAGCAGCTTTCAGTGCTCAATGCAGAGACCAGGGAAGCAGGGCAAGAAGCAAAGGTCCTTTCCAAACAGCTTGCCAGCACAACGCGTGAGGCGAAAAAAGTTGGTCGGGCCTATGGCCAGGCTGAAGAGGGCGCTGAAAAACTCTCAAGAGAGACCAGAAAGGCTTCCAAAACTCTTGTCGATATGAAGACCGGCATGCGTTCCGCTGGTATGAACGTGAGAGATCTGACAGCCGAAGAGCGCAAGCTGGCCGCTGCTATAGATAACACCAGTGAAGCGATCGATGCACAAAATGCCAAGCTCTCTCAGCAAAAGAAAGCGGCACAGGTGCGGGACCAGAAACAGCAGGCCATGAAAGGCAAGGCTGTTAAGGCAGCGGCTGTTGGAGCTGGCGGTGCTGCAGCTTTTTACGCCAGCAGGCAAGCTTTGCGGGCTATGTACAACCCCGTTGGTGTCGCGATCGATGTGGAAGCAGCTTTTGCCGATGTGAAGGCCAAAACAAACTTCACCGATGAGGCTGAAGAGAAGAAATACAAGCAATCGACTATTGATATGTCGACCAAAATTGCAATGCCGTTGCTTGAGTTGTTTGCCTTGCAGGCAGCTGGCAGCTCAGCGGGTATTGCCAAGGAAGACTTGCAGCAGTTCACGTCGCTTGCTGGTAAAGCGGGTGTTTCCTTTGACATTGATGGAGCGCTTGCCGGTGAAGTGCTGGCGAAAACCAGAACGGCGCTGGGAACAGATCTAGAAGGGTTGACGGATTACGTTGATGCGGTGAACCACCTTTCTAACAGAACGTCTTCGATAGCACCTGATCTGCTTAACTACTTCTCGCGTGTGGCCGGGAGTTTTAAGAAAGCAGGCTTTACTCAAAATCAAACGCTTGCGTTAGGGTCGTCAATGGTGGCCGGTGGGTTTGCCCCTGAAGTTGTAGCCACCACATTTGCGAATGTTACAAAGACGCTGACCGGTGCAGATACGCTGAGCAAAGACAAGCGAGAGGCTTTTGCGGCAGTCGGGCTTGATCCTGTCCAGGTCGCCAAGGACATGCAGGTTGATGCTTTTGGCACCTTGCTCACGGTGGTTGAAAAGCTTGGGGAGGTGGAAAAGTACCGCCGCCTTGCAATTGAAAGACAGCTTTTTGGTGAGGAAGCAAAGGCTTTTGGTGGTCTGACTGAAAACATCCAGCGTTTGAAAGACACCTACAAGCTGGTTGAAAATGATGGTCAGTACGATCCCAAAAACGACCATGCAGGCTATCGCGGTTCTACAGAAGCCGAATACGCTTCAAAATCAGCGACCACGGCAAACGAACTGCAACTGCTTTCCAATGAGATGTATGCGCTGAAAGCGGAATTTGGTGAAACCATGCTGCCGGTTGTTCGGGCGGTCTCCAAGAGTATCCGTGAGTTCCTCGCCCCATTGCGTGACTGGGTGAGAGAAAATCCGGATCAGGCCAAACTTGCAGGCACCATTGCAGCTGTTGTGGCCGGGTTGATTGCAGTTGGTGGAGCTCTGACCACTCTTGTTGCAACGGCAACAGTTGCAGCCCTTGGCCTGAAGATGGCAACCAGTAAGCTCAGAGGACGCCGTGGATCGGGCTTGCTGGGTGAATTGATACTGGGTGAAGCCGCAGATAGTGTGCTGGGTGGTGATCACAAGCAAGACAAAGCCAAAACAAAGAGCAAATCAAAAATAGGAGGAAGGGCTGGAAAGTCCCTCGTGCTTGCTGGTTCTGCCGGGATTGTTTGGGATGCTCTAAGTACTGAATTACATCTGCTGGGAAAAACGGATGAAGAAAGACAGGCTCATTATCTCCAACAGTTAGAAGACGGCGCTCAAAATGGGAAGGCGCTGAACAGTTGGATTGAAGGTGTCTTACCGGATTGGGTCTTTAAAGCCGGCATAGTGAACAATCCCGATGTCTTGCCAAAAAGGCAGGTGGCACGGGAGAAGTTTGAACAATCCAAAGTGTTTTCCGGCGACCTGGCAACAGCGAAGGAAAAGCTGGCGTTCGTTGATGACAAGATTGCCAAGGTGAAAGGGACGCCTCAGGAGGCTTCCCAGCTTATGACCCTGAACCGTATGCGAGAGCAGCTGACACAAACAATTGCCAAGCTTGAAAAGGAACTGCAAACGTCGCAGATCGCTCAGGCGCTGCAACAAAAGGCAGACCAGATTAAAGCGGTAATGGTGCCAGCGAACGCCCCCAGAGCAAAGCCATTGCCGGCGTTTGCAAGAGGTGGTGTCACAGGCCGTGGTCCGGCGCTCGTTGGAGAAAACGGGCCGGAATACATCTGGACTGAGAGAGGCCAATATGTCTCCAACAACAACCAATTGAAACAAATCAGAGCACTTGCGGCATCTGCTGCGATTGCAATGCCCCTTGGCTTGTCTTTACCGCAACCGCCTGCTCAGGCTGCCTTGTTCACTCCGCCAACTACTCAGCAGCAAGGGGCCGGCAGTACAGCTCGTAGTGCACCGCTTGTGGGTGAGCTTCATGTACATGTGTCAGGTGGAAGTGGAAAAGACGCGCGCTCACTGGGCAAGGATGTAGGGCGAGAGAGCGTTAAAGCTATTCGCCAGTATCATTCTGATGGTGGCATGTAATCTTACAAACTTATGGAGTGGCTATGGCTGGACCAATTCCCATGGCGCTGGGGCCGTTTTTGTTTCATGCGCACGGCTTTGGCTATACCGAGCTGGAACGGACGCTGGAAACCCGGTGGGCCACGCAGGAAACTGCCGGGCGTATGCATGCCCAGCAATGGACGGGCCCCGGCTCTGAAACCATCCGCATCAATGGAGTCCTGTTTCCGCAAGAATTCGGCGGGCAAACAACGCTTGACGGTGTGCGTCTTGCTGCCAGGCAGGGCGTGCCGTTGATGTTGGTGTCTATTGGTGGGCGGGTATTTGGATCTCACACCATACAAGGGGTTGAAGAAGCTCAAAGCCTTCACGACCGGATCGGGACACCGGGACAAAATGAATACACCATCGAGCTGCTGGCCTACCCAAGCAGCTTTTTTAATGTGATTGGAGCTGTCGCTTCGATCTTTTAACTCGACCCACGGAGCACACATGGCGGAACTGATTGAGGTGGACATGGAGCGCCCTCTGGACCTGATCTGCTCACAGTATTACGGGCATACCAGAGGCAGCGTTGAAGCGGTGCTGGCGGCAAACACCCACCTTGTGGGGCTCATACCTATTGTGCCACGCGGAACCAAGATCTCTATGCCGGTTTTAAGCGGTAATGAGACAACCACGCTGAAGCTCTGGGATTAGACAATGCGGCCAATCGTAAAAGTCTCTATCGACGGCAAACCCGTTTCAGGGTTGTTTCTGGAGCGCTTGATTTCCATCCGTGTGGTAGATCGCGAAGGTACGCGATCAGATACCGTTGATCTCGAACTGGAGGATGGTCCTCCCTTTGTCGCCCTGCCAAAGCCGAAAGCGAAGATCAAGGTTTGGATGGGGTACGCCACCAGTGGTCTGGTGTACAAGGGCGAATATACGGCTAGCGAAATTGAGGTGCAGTGCCTGCCGTATCTCCTCAATGTGCCAGGACAAGGCGCGGATGTAACGGAAGACCTGAAGACCCAGAAAGAACGCCATTTTGACAATAAGTCCGTCAAAGACATTGTGAAGCAGATAGCTGGTGAGCACGGACTAAAGCCTGTCATTGATGATGCAGTCGCTGCCCACGTTTATGAGTGGCTCGGTCAGCAAAGTGAATCGGATATGCACCTGCTTGAACGGCTTGCACGTCGCCATGGGGCATTGTTTGCTATCAAAGATGGTCGGCTGGTTTTTGCCGAAAAAGGAACCGGCAAAAGTGCGAGCGGAAAGGAACTTCCTGTTCAAACCATCTCGCAAACCCAGATCATTGAAGGGTCGTGCCGCGTGCGGTTTGGAGATCGTGGTCGGTACAAGACGATTAAGGCGTACTATCAGGACCCGAACAAAGCCCGTCGCGTCGGTGTTGAGGCACAGGGCGATGCGAGCGGGAAGGGCACCTACAAGATCCGTGAGACCTTCAGCTCAGAAGGCGAGGCAAGAGAGGCCGCTAAGGCACGTGCCAAAGAGCTGCTGCGCGGTGAGGTGACCACAACAGTTTCAATTGAGGGCAGACCTGACTTTCTGGCCGGGCAACCGTTTACATATGCGGGTGTGCGTCCTGGTGTAGACGGGTTGGAGTTTATCGCAGAAGGCGTCACCCACAGTTACTCAAAAGGCGATGGGTTACTGACCGAAATTGAAGGCAAGGCCAAAGCGGGAAGCGACATTGCCTGACCGGTAAAGGATTGCTTTCTCAGGCTACCAGGTTTGAATAAACAGCTTTAGCTTTTAGGAAAACCAACCGTAGTTGATGCCAATCAGAACTAGGATCACGACGGAAAGGCCGATAGAGGCGATTGCCAGTTTATCTTGCGTTGACATGATTGTGCTCCTATATTGTAAGCCAAGTAGACCCTCTGTGTCAGAGAGGGCCTACCGGCTTCAGGTTACCAGTGGTGTATGATGTTCACTAAGAGCATCAGGGCCACGATAATCTGAAGGAGAATTGCGAGAAGCTGTAACTTCATATGCTTTTCTCCTTTGTGGCGGGGATGGCCAATCCATCCCCATCACCACAAACTCTTTATACTGCATTTTGCAGAGACATTCAGCTCCTGGTTGCGCATTTCGCAACTCATCCACCCGCCCTCCGAGGCGGGTTTTTTATTGGAGTAATCCCCGTGAACATCACTGAACTTGAGAGCGTGGAGGGCTTTGCCGCCTTCTGCGAGGGCCTCAACCTGCGCCATTTCTCGCCCCATGAGCTGCTGAGCAAGGGGAAAGCGCATGAAACACCCGGGCATCCTGGTTACGGCCTCAACGCAGATCCGCCTGCGGAACTCTGGCCCAACATTATCCCCGCCATCACCATGGCTGATAGAATGAGAGAACACTTCGGGCGACCAGTTGTCATTCTCTCTGCCTACCGCTCTGCGGCCTACAACGCGGCCATTGGCGGAGCTTCCCGCAGTCAGCACCTGAAGTTTGCCGCGCTGGATCTGAGCTGTCCGGGCATCACCCCGCAAGCCTGTTTCGACTGGCTCAGCATCCAGCGCGATCGCGGCGTGTTCGTCGGTGGCCTCGGCCTTTACCGCAGTTTCATCCACGTGGACGGGCGTGGCACCAACGCCACCTGGGACAATACCTGACGGCCACACCTCACTCATAAAAGGAACCTCTTTGATGCAACGGATCATTTCCCTTGCAATGGGCCTGTGTGCCCTTTGCTTTGCCGCCCTGAGCTTTGCCAGCACTGCACTGGCTGCTGATGAGGGCAGTTACACCATTGACCTTGCGCCACTGGCAGAGGCTGTGATGCCCACGCTCATCGCTCTGCTGGGGGCGCTTGTCTCGGCAGCTCTGGCATGGGCGGCGCGATTGCTGCACCGATACCTGGGTGTATCGCTGGATGAACGTCACCGCAAAACTCTGGAGGAGATTGTCGTTTCCAAACTGCGGCAGATGCTGACAGATGCCTATGAGGGCAACCGGGCCTCCATGCGCATCCACTCCCGGTCCCAGCTTGTGGCCGAGCTTGCGGGCTACGCCACCAGAAAAGCCCCCGATGCCATTCGTCATTTCAAGCTGCAGCCGGATGATCTGGCCGAGTTTGTCTCTGGACGCGTGGGGCCCAGAACCTTGCAGAAAATCCAGCAGGGCGATCGCGCAACCGGGCAGGGCAGCGCATGAGCCAGCTGCTGCGTGTCTTCCTCAAAGCCGTGGTCGAGGCGCTATTCAGCCGCCTTGACCAGAAACGTGCGCAAACCCGCACCGATCGGCTCAATAAGACGGAGGAGCATCATGACTTTGAGCAGCGGGCCAGAGAGGCAGAGGCTGCGGCCCATCGTGAGCTGCTGGATGATAGCCCTGATGATGTGCCTGAGCGCCTGCGCAAGCACGGGCTCTGATCCGCCCCCGCCAACACAGCCCGCTGGGTATGACTGGCGCTTTCCCACTCCAACGCTCCACCCCTACAGCCTGACGTACTCCGCCGCTGTGGCTCAGGAGCTGGAAACCCTGCCGCGGCACGCAAAGCTGCGGCAGATCACAGCGCACTATCAGGCCCTGCGACGGGCTGTATGCGTCATCGACACATGGCAGCAACCGGCCTGCCAAACCTTAAGAGGTCACCATGAAACATCTTCTGACAGCAGTGCTGTGCCTGACGATCTGGGCGAGCGCGGAGCAGGGGCTGGCCAAGAGCCGGACGCTGCCCGGGCCCTACACCGCCAGGACAATCAAAGTCATTGATGCCGATACGCTGCGCGTGTTTGTGGAGGTCTGGCCCATGGACTTCAAGCGCGTGGATGTGCGGCTGGAGGGCATTGATACGCCGGAAAAGCGCAGCACGGGCTGCACCGCGCTTTATGGCGGCAAGGCGGCGAATGTGCCGGCGCATATCAAAACCTATGAGAAGCAACTGGGCTTCAAAGCAACCGAGTTTGTGAAGGCTCATGTAAAGCCGGATGACACCTTGCTGCTGACCGGGGTAAAGCTTGGCAAATATGCGGGCCGCGCCGTGGGCAAACTGGCCCTGAGTGATGGGCGGGATCTGGGGGCATTGCTCATCCAAAACGGCCATGCGGTGACTTATGACGGCGGCACCAAAGCAGCGCCGTGGTGTCTGGACAACTAAGCCCGGCACAGGAAAAGACGCTTCAACCCGGCCTCACACGATGCCGGGTTTTCTTTTGTTTTGAGGAGAGGGCTGCATGATCACCCGCAACGAGATTTCTACCGCAGCAGCCTTAGGCTCTGCCTGGATCGCCAACATCTGGGAGGGCTACGCAGAACCGCTCCTGCAGGCCGCAATAATTCTGCTGACCGTGCTCGGCGCCGCCTTCGTGGTCTGGCTCCGGTTTCTGGATATTCAGCTCAAGCGCAAGCAATTGCGGGAGAAGAACTAGAACTCTGAAGACCCTGAGACGGCTGATGATACCGGACATGTGATGGTGGTTGCGGAAGATACAGTGCTGCACACCACAGGGGACACGCAATATCTGACTATTATTGATTGCAGTGAAGTGAGGGCGGATAAGTCATCCGGCGTCAGCCAAAGAACCATTTCCATGAAGCCATACGACGGCAAATGGCATGTGTCGCTCGCCTGTGACGACGATCCTCAAAGCGAATTGGATCACATCAATGTCCTGAGGCTCAAATGAGTTTACTGTTGACCGCGGCCATCATGATTATGCTGCAGTTGCTACGTTCCAACATACCGAATGCGTGATCTGTTAGCCCTTTTGTCTATTCCTTTGACTTCCAATAAAGCATTCGCAATCAGTTCGTTTGCTACATCGTTGATAGGCCCGACGGTAACCTCAATTTCTTGGAGAATGCCTTCTTTGAGTGGCACGTCAACAAAATCGTCCATTAAATAGAATGGAGGTTCTTGGGCTAAAGTAAAACTCTGCGCGAAAGCAATTCTGAAGCGGACTTCTTTCTCCAAATCCCAATCATCCAACTTGAAAATGCCCACGCCTGCGGTGGTGTAATATTCGTCTCTTAGTTCGGCTCGCGCTTCCGACACGCTTTGAGTATACTTGATCTCATCAGGTCCGTAAAAATCTCGTAGTTTATGAGACCCGCTCTCTAAGTAGGAGTTTTCAGGGTCGTTAACCACGAGATTAACGCTAGGAATAGTCGCAGCGTTTTCAAAAGTTCGGTGCTTAATCGAGTGTAAGCTATGTGGTTGGTGTAAACTTCGCGGCTGGTGGACAGGAAACATTTCCTCTGGGAGGCCAATACGTACGCCATCCATTCCTGCATACATTTTCCAAAGACCGATGTTTTCTCTCTCTTGGCTGGTCCATGAGGATGAATAAACGAACTCTTTCAATTGAGCATGATCGGCCGTGCCTTCATCAGGATCATTGGTTTTGGAGAGTTTACGAAAACGAATTGCTTCACTCTCCAAAATAAGAGCCAGGGTTTGAATAGTCGTATAGTGATAAAGCACTTTGCGTTCCCCAAATTATCTTTGCTTCGCGCGACTACGAAAAGCAAAGAACCCAATACTGGCTGCTAGAAAGACAAGCGGAAAAGTGAGTACGATAAAGTCGAACCAGCCTTCAAATTTGAGGATAAGTCCGATAGCTGCTGAAATTCCAAAGGAAATGACTGAAAGTGGTAGCCATTTTGCAAAGATGGCGATCTCAAGATTGCTGATACCTAGAACGTTCACATCCTCAAAAGAAAAATTAACAGTAGCATTCCGGAGGTTTTTCGAAGCACCTTCTAAGAGCTCAAGTATCTCTTTTTCTGTTTTTGCAGTAGCAAACAAAGTGCTAAAATCTGGTAGGTTGAACTCGGTGTTACCTGCCGGTGGATGAGAAATTGTCCCAGTTAATGCGGCAGAGGTTTTCGAGAACTCAGTTTGCACTTTTTGAAACAAACTATCCATTTCTTCTTTAGTCAGTTTTCGTCGCGGCGCATTAACTGGATACTCAGAAACTTGACCTTCAAATTTTGCAAGCATCTTTAGGAAGTCAGATCTGATGTCTTCTCTTTGAGTTTGAAGCCTTTTTGCTTCTGCAATATAACGTTGAATAGCATCTTCAATATTCTCAAGTGTTTGCCCTAAATTGGCTTGTTCTAACTCTCTTAGTTTGGAAGTCGTCTGGTTGTACTTTTCTTCTGCAGCAGCAGTTGCTGTGATAACTTTTTGGGTTTCCTGTCGAAAACTTTCTCGAAGTTCTGCGAAGTTTTTCGCACGGGTACTTTCATGTAGGGGAAGCCAAACAAGCAGACGGAAGTACAAATAGAGAAGACTTAGCAGCAGAGCAAAACCATAGACACTCGGGGCGAAACTCTCTTTGGCAAAGGCGATTTTCGTATCGAATAATGCTGAAAGGTCGACACTTGGCCTATAATAGTAGAGGGCAATCGCTAGCGCTGTATAGAGTATTATAGACCTACGTGTGGCATCTAACGAGCTATCGTCAAACCGTGTAAGCAACATAAAATCCTCGACCTATGGCTGAACTTGAGGAAATCTCTTTAAGTCTCAGCCAAATTAGTGATGTTTACTTTTGGGGATGAGTAAGCGCTATTCCTAAATGTTGGGCCCAACTATCCAGCATGCAAATCTAAATAAGAGATGCTATTGAGATCGGTAAGGAAGCTTCCGTTCTGACAGCTCCTTTAAGAAGCCGTGTAAACCACTCCGGTACCATTATACTTCCCCTTTAGAAACTCTCATTAACCCCAACTTACAAATGAATATACATCAAAAATGTTTTATATAATTAAGTATAGTATTTGCGGAAATTGCTGTTGCACTTATACAAGTTGCGACGAGCCCAATAATTACTAGGAACCTCTCAAGTTTATCAAGTCTCTTTACTGTGTGAACTCTCTGATTATTCCAATATAAATCTTGGCTCTTTTGATCGACGTGAAACTTGCCCATATCACCCAGGGTCATGGTGTCTAAGGTCTCGTCCGTATCTTTAACAGTCATCTTAGAATTTCCATTTTTTACTTTTTGAAAGATTTATCAGGGATCATTTAGTCTAATAGTTGCTCAAGATTTTTACTCTCAGATCTCATCAGGCAAAGCTCATTAAACTTCTTAGGGAAGTCAGATGCATCTAACCGAGCACCATTTGTTCCAAGAGATACATACTCAGGCCCTGCTTTAACTGAGTTGATCGCTTCAATATCCTCAAAGGCATTCGAGAGATAGATCTTTTGCCCTTCTGTGAAATCTAGCGAGCTTTGACAAATTCCATCCGAGGAAAGGCCTAAACAGTAGATTTCCTCCGCAGATCTTAGCGCTGCATTCGTATTGCTGTAATCTGAATAACCCTGTTCGTTAACCACATACATATGTCTGCCCATCCGCAAGAATGCTTTGCTAGAGAGTATTCCGTTGTCTCCAAATGCGACGGGTGAGACATTTCCTGGAGTGCGAATGCCCGCATGTTCTCCGCCTGTGGTTGCAAGATTGTCCAACATACCCACTTTTACATTTGAGTGAGCGGCGGGAAGTGCGCACATGTACCCATGGGGTTGAAGAATTTGCAGGAAGTTTGCTCTTGAGAAACTGATGCTTTGGCGTAAATCCTGAGGCTGATAGCCTTCATGATCTACGACCTTTGAATAGAAGCCTTCTCTGATGAAATGCTCAAAAGTCCGATCATAATTCAATGAAATAATCGTAAGATTTTTGAGTAGATTAAGCTCGTGTTCTGGCGTGGATTGGTTGAATGCTTCTGCTACATAGTTAACAAGAACTTGTTGCAGTTCCGTAATCCATCGTCCTTCTGAGACTTGAACCTCACATTTGGCCAATAAGTGTCCTACGATATTAATCACATAGTGCCCCGTAGGAGCTAAATGCTTCTCCTTGGGGCGATCCATCTCATAAATTATGTGATCAAGCGTGTACTCAGGATATTTCTGTGCGAGCAGAGAGAACTCTTCAAATGCGTTTTTGTGGGCTTCAATTTCAGCTTCATCAAGTCCACCAATATCGGTAAGAAATGATTGAATTTTTAGCTCATTCAGCTGTTCTTTGAGTGGCCACCAAGTAGGATAACCAAAATCAGCAGACGCTCCGGCGCCAAGGATTAAAACAGTTTTTTTCATATTCAAAATTCTTAGTTGCAATTCGCATAAACTATATCTCGATTCTTAATCGTGGTCGAAAGTTTTGCTGTGCATCCCAGCGTTGTTCTTTCACTACCTTCCCACCTCCCTTGACAACCTTCCCATCCTCCGTCAACTTATCCATGCTCACTTCAAAGTGGTGAGCCGGGATTGACAGCTCGTTCGAAACACAAGGCGTCACCGCGCCAAAGAACCGTTCTTTTTGAGCGCGTTTTTTGTTGCGCCTATGGTCAGGCGTTATGGGAGGCTTCGGCCTGCCGGCTTCCTTGTGTACCGGTCTGTCAACCCGTGGCGTCTGACCGCCATATTGACAGGTGACGGTCAGACTAAATCCATACACAAGGGAATTAGTCATGACAGAATTTTCCCGGAATACCTCACTTCAAGCCCTTTCCTCCAGCCATTCGGCACTGCAGAGCCTTGCAGCGCGTATTGAGGGGCTGTTTCAGGCTCTCGGGCATGTCTCCAACGAAATCTCCAGCCCAAGCCCGCTGTGGAACGCAGCCGTTGCCTTGCAGGATGAACTCTCCGAGCGTCACAGCGATCTCATCAAAGAGCTGGATGCCATGGAAAGCAACATCAGCAAGCTGAACCGGGGAGGGCAGGCATGAGCGCGCTCACCATCTTCGATTTTGAAGAGCAACCCGTCCGCACCATGACGGTAGACGGCCTGTTCTGGTTCATCGCCAAAGATGTCTGCACCGTGCTGGATATCAAGAACAGCCGGCAAGCCGTCGCCAAACTTGACAGAGATGAGCAGGGTGTCATTTCAAGTGACACCCTTGGCGGCCAGCAAAAAGTAACAGCGGTGAACGAGAGCGGCCTCTATTCGCTCATTTTCAGCTCTCGCAAGTCATCAGCCAAAAAGTTCAAAAAATGGGTGACGGCAGAAGTGCTGCCCGCGCTGCGCCAGTCCGGCTCCTACTCCATGGGCCCCACACCGCAAAAGCAGCAAGGGCCAGACGCAAAGCAGGTGCTGCTCGTCAACGAGATGAACGCCCGCGCCAATCTGCTCAAAGAAGCGCGCTACATCTATGGCCGCGAGGCCGCCATGCAGCTGTGGGAGTCC